TGGCCTTCGGTCTTCTTGGCGAACTCCTCGCCAAAGATCAGGGCGTTGCAGTTGCGGATGTACAGCTCGTCGTAGATCAGCAGGAACTTCTCGTCCGGCGGAACAGCCCCGAACACCGCCGCCATCACGGCGTGGCCAGGGTCAATCGCCACGTACCGCGTCCAGTCCGGCGGCACGCCATCGGGCAGGGCGACCTTGGGAAGGACATGCACCGCCGGATTGAAGGACGGGTACATGAGGATGGAGTCCTGCGTGAACTCGCCCTCGGCACGCATCCGCAGCTCATCCACGCCCAGGGCAGACCACCGGGCGATGTTCTTCTCCTTCTCCTTGGAGTCGATGTGGGCGTTGTCCAGGAAGCGGAGGACGAACTTCTTGATGTTGGGCGGATCAATCCCCAGCTCGGCCTCGCGGTCGGCACGCTCGCACAGCCCCAGGAGGGCGTCGTTCTTGCTATGGGGCATCGCGGACCACAGCAGCCGCCCCTTGCGGTCTGCGAGTCTGGCCTGCATTTCGCCCACCCATGCGGGCTGAGGGATGTCCTCGTCAAAATGCACCAAATCCGCCTGAAAACCCTGGGGCGGCTCACCCTCGGCGGAGAAGAAGTTGATCTGCCATCCGTTGGACAGAATCACCTTCTGGCAGTACCCGGCGTTCTTCAGCACCCATGAGATGTCAACGACGAACCGCGGCGGGATCAGGGGCGGTGCCGGCTTCGTCTCCTTGATCCTGTCGGCATCGGTCGCCGGCCGGAAGGCCCGCCAGTCGCCCGTCTCCAGGTCGCGGATGATCCGGAACGCCCCGGCCTTGAAGAGCATCGGATAGGCCACCAGGCCGATGTGCTGCCAGTTGCGGCCGACGATGACCAGGTTGCCGTCATTGAGCGGATACTTGCCGAACGGGTCGCAGCCGGTCGCAGCGCGGGCGTCCTCTACGAATGTGCTGAGGCTCTTGCCGCTGTTGTGATTCGGCACTCCGGCGATGAGATAGTTGTGATAGCGGGGAACCTCAAAGTCCCACACGGCTCCTTGCCCCAAATGCCTGATGGAGGTAATATACACATGTTCATTACCGCCTACAGGAGAGTCCGATGGGAATGCACAACAAGATTGATTGGCCGGTAGATCAGATGCGAACGTGGTATGAGGTTGAGCGCAAAACAGTGGCAGAGATAGGCGCCTTGCTGGGCCGCAGTCCAAAGGTGGTGAACAAGGCGTGCAAACGATTTGGGTTCCGCATGCGGCGGAGAGGCCCCAAGTCTGGGCCAGAACATCCTGGGTGGAGAGGAGGCCGGACGGTTGACAAGGCCGGCTATACGCTGCTCTACCGTCCTGAGCATCCGAACTGCAACAGCAACGGGTACGTTCGCGAGCATCGGCTTGTGTGCGAACAGATTCTCGGACGGCCGTTACGGCGAGAAGAAGTCGTTCATCACAAGAACGACGATCCTGCGGACAACCGCCCGGAGAACCTGCAGGTGTATGACTGCAACGCTGACCATCTTCGCGAGACGCTGGCAGGTAAGTGCCCGAAGTGGTCTGAGGAAGGGCGTCGAAAACTTCTGGAAGTAGCAAGTCGCCCACGGGGGCCCAGGCGCCATCGCCCGAAAGAACCGTGTGGTTCAGCGTGCAGCGAATCTCCCCTCCATTGCTCAGCCCAAACGCATAGAGGTCATCCCACCCCTTAACGAACGGCCGCCTCGCCTGTGCCTTGATCACCTTGCCGTCGCTCAGGGCCTGCACGTGGAATGGGTAGGCGATCTCGCTGACAGGGCGGGCCCCGCCGTCGTACGGGTCGTAGATCAGCTGGTCGCCGGCCAGGCACCGATTTCCGCCAAGCACTATCCGCTCGGAGGCCGTGCAGGCGTGCATCTCCTGCTGCGAGGCCATCGGCTCATAGAGGCGAAGGGCTTCGATCCGCCGGCTCTTCAGCTCGGCCTGGACCTCCTTCAGCTGCTCCAGCGAGTGCGTCGATACGTTTGCCCCTAGATCCACCTGCGGCTTTGGCGGATCAGGTATCTGGCGTGGGTGCTTTTTCAACCTTCTCCACTACGGGAAGAACATCGGCGTCGATCACCGGAAGGCCGCGGAGGGCCACGGCAGCCTCCATCAGCCGGGCCCGCAGCTCATCTTCCAGCTCGTCCTCGCTCCACAGGGCCAGCGGCTTCTTCGCCCCGCCCATGGCCGTGTTGTGCGTCACCAGGCGGACGATGGTGTCAAGCTGCTTGGTCCGAAACGCGCCCCCTGGAGGGGAATCGTAGTACTGCTTGAGGAACAGGTTGGCAAACCCGCGGGTGCCACCCATGTACTCCATGATCGTCTCTAGGACCTCAGACGAGTGCGGGATGTTTGCCCCGCCCAGCCGAGCCGCCTTGCAGAACGCTTCGATGGAGTCGCGTTCGATCTTGTCTAGGCGGGCGTCCTTCTGCTTCTTGCGACGCTTCCGCTCATAGTCAGCCCGACAGGTCTTGCAGCGAGAGTGCTTCCGCCCGTCCGACGTTATGTTGTAGGACGAATCAGGCAGCTCTTTCTTACAGCCAAGACAGGTCTTCATTGCACCACACTAGACTTCGCTGCCAAGTCGCAGGCCCGCCGGCTGGACCGGGAGCCACTTGGGCATTTCAATGTTTACTAGCTTCACGGAGCTGTCGGCCTTGCTATCCCAGAACGCCTTTAGCAGGCCGCTCACGCCGCTGGCGTCGATGATCTGCGGCTTGCCCACGCACTTCGGCTTCCAGTGGCCAGCCCAGGCGTCCCAGTTGCAGTAGACCGGGTTGTAGCCCAGCTGCTGAACTCCGGCCATAGACAGGTCCCGCGTCTGCGTTACATCCTCCGTTGACGACTTGGAGGCGGCGTACTTGTCGGCCCATTCGTAGTAGAACCAGGGCTTGTCAGCCTCCGTGCGCGGCTCTGTCAGGCCGAACGCCCGCATGTCGTACATGATCAGCCCGGTCGGCAGGGCGGCACACTCCTGGATGCCGGCCATCTTGTGGGCCGTATGCCGGTCGTACATCTCCAGCTGGAAGTCCGGGTTCTGGTTGCCGGACTGCATGTTCTGCCAGCGGAACACGTACACGCACTCCATCGGGGGCGGGCCGCAGTACGGGGCACCGATCACGCAGGGGCCCTTGTGGTAGTGATTGACCAGGAAGTCGAAGCTGGTTTTGAACCAGGGCTTGGCGTCCGACTGGCCGGCATTGATGTCCGGCTTCATGTCGGAGTCCACCATGATCAGCACATCCACGCCGAACTCGCGGGCCTGGAGGACGCAGCGGTTGCGGGTCATGGTGATCGGCGTGTCGGACAGGTTCCAGACGCGGATGTTTCCGACGCGCTCGTCCCTGGAGGCCTCCAGGACGACGGGGATCATCCACTCGCGGATATCCGGCACCTCAGAGGAGATGCCGCCATTGCCGCCGTAAGAGAACGTACAGATGCCTAGATTGAACTTCTGAATCATTGTCACCTCGGGGGATGGTGGACAGATTTACAGCAATTCGCCGGTCGCGGCAAGCAAACTAGACCAAGTGCCGGCCGCCCCCGATTGACGGCCTCATGGGCGGCGGCGACGCCCCGGGGTCCGCGACAGGGTTCAGCCTCGCCATGCCCATCAGACGTCCTCCCTATCGGTGCCCAGGCCAGTGCCGTAAATCATCCGCAGCCGCTCGGCGTCAGCAGAAGGCAGCTCTCCGCGGACCTGGGCAATAAGCTGCCGCAGGTAATCCATGTTCTGGATTGCCGGCCCGTCGTTCATCAGGAACAGGTCCAGTATGTCCATGTAAGCGAAAAGCCTCTGACCCAGTTGCCCAGGTCAGAGGCTCCCCCCTAGCCCCTTGCAGGGCATGTATCAGCTCTTGGTGTTGACGAGAGCCAGGACGTTGGTGCCAGTGGTTGCACCGACACTGCAGGCCCGGGCGATGACGCCGATGCCGTTGTTGTTACCGCCAGCCGTCGAAGCGCTGAGCGGCGAGGGGCCAACCCGACCTGCCGTGGTCGCACCGCTGGTCGCGGCCGTCACGCAGGAGAGGCGATCACCCACCGCCACCGCCGTGCCAGAGAGCGCGACAGCGACCTCCGTGGGCCCGGCGACGGTCACCCAGAACACATCGTTCACCGCCACGCCAGAGGCGGGCAGATGCTCATCGACCACACCAACCCGCTCCTCGTTCGTCTCGGCAGCGTAGCCATCGACCTCAGCGAACACCGCGGTGCCGGCAGTGAGCCGGAACCGGACCACCCGCTTGGGAAGCAGGGCAGCCGCGGCGGAGTTGCGAACCGCCACGCAGGTCTTCACCCGATTGGAACGGATCTTGCCAGTCGCCGGATCAACGTCCGGGAACTGCTTGATAGCACCCACCCAGCCCGTGCCGTCGCTAGTCGAATCGACGCCGAGGGTCTGGCCAAGCGAGAACGGAGGATCAACCAACAGACTCATGCGTTACTCCTTAGATCAGGCAAGGGCCTTCCACTTGATGAACGACCGGGGCGACTTGAACTTCAGGTTGCCCAGGGTGGACACCACAAACCTATATGACTGGCTGGTTTCGTCGTAGAACGGTCCCTCACTGTTGAACATCTGCGACTCCATGTTCAGGAGTTCGCAGTTGCCAATCGCGAGGCCGTACGCACAGCCAGCCGGAACGGCGTACTCGGTGCCCAGCTCCACGCCGTCGAACTCCACCGTGGTGAAGCCCAGAGACTTCAACCCGTTCTCCTTGCTGACGACAAACCGCTGCTTGTCCTCATAGGCGTTGAGGAAGTCCACGTACAGCTTCCGATCCATGACGATCAGGTCGATGGCGTCTTCCTTGGTGTCGTTCCGCTTCGCGAAATGGAGGCCCTCGCGGAGAGCCTTCACGCAGTTGGCCGCCCACGTGGTGCTACCGAAGTAGCTGGAGGTGGTGTTCACAATCAGCGGCGAGTAGAAGTCATACTCGCTGTCCGCCTTGCCATTCGGCCACACGCCTTCCAGCTGCGAGCCGCCGTAGGCGCCCAGCTGCGTGTTGAGGCCGGCATAGGTGTCGCTCGGGAAGCCGAACGGATCGGCCGCGTTTGCAGTCCGCTGCGAACCGTCCGTGACGTTGATCGTCCCGTTGTTGCCGAAGAACGACTCCAGGCCGTGGTACCGCAGCTCATTGCCGGCGGCGTTACCGTCGATCCAGACTTCCTGCGAGAGGTACTGTTCGATGCTGGTGAGCAGCCGGCTGGACATCTTGCCGGCCACGTTGATCAGAGCGCTGGAGCCCCGATTTTCCAGCATCTCTTTGCGGAACAGGCTGTCCGTGGCCTGGTAGCCGCGGTACTCAAGCTCCGCCTTCTTCCAGAGGTTCTGGCGAGCGAACGAGCGAGGCGTCTCGCCGTTGTTGCCGGACGGCTTATGCAGGCGGTACGACACCTCCCAGTCTACGCCACGGCCTACCATGTTCATGCGGACGTTGCCACGCTGCTCAATGGCAGCAAGCACCATGTACTTCCGCAGCGAGGCAATTTCCTCCTCGCGCAGGTGGTTGACAATCGTCGTTGCAATACTACGAGCGAAATCGGTGGTCGAAGCCATGTGTTACTCCTAGAGCGCTCCGTCTTTGACCAGTTGTGCCCGAAGGCGTTCCTCAAACGACTGCTTCGGGCGTGGTGCCCGGGGCTCCGTTGCCCCGCCGCTCCTGCTCGGCGCTCTGGTCGCGCGCTCTCGCAGGAACTGCATGTTCTGCTGTGCAACAGGCTCAGGCTGAGGCGGTGCCTGTGGAGGCATCGGCGGCTGCGCCATCGTCTGTTGCATTTGCTGGTACCGCAGGTTCAGGAGGTCGCGCTCCAGCATCCCGGTGGCGTACTGCCAACGGGCCTGCGGATCTGCAATCCCTGAACGAGCCGCGTGTTCGATGTACTGCTGAATGGCCTGGCCTTCGGGGCTGATGTTTCCCCGACCGTCATAGAGCCAGTCGGCGTTCTGCTGCTCCAGGCTCTGGACGTAGCTCTGGGCCTGGTACTGGCCAAGGCTCTGCTGAACCAGCTCCTGGGCCTTCTGCATCGCGACGTCTTCGATGAAGGGCTTGAGCGTCCCTTCCGGGTCGGTGACGAACTTCTTGGCGAAGTTGGCGGTGTAGGCCTGGTAGTCCCGAATGGCGGCCTGGGCCTCAAACGGGGCATCGGGGGCAATGACCTCGCGCCCCGTCTCAGGGTCCCGGACGATGTACTGCCGCCAGGTGTCCTTGACCTGCGGCGGGTCCCACCACTTGGGCTTGGCGGGCTGGGCCGGCTGCTGCGTCTGAGCCTGCGACTCCCGCCACTTGCGGAACTGGTCGGCATTGCGGGCGTAGTCGGCCGTGATGGCCTGGTACTGGCGAAGCTGCTGCTGGGCCGCCTGGTATCCCTGGCGGCTCTGGTACAGATCGCGGGCGATTGCGACGTCGTCTTGGCCGGAATACTCCGGCAGCGACTTGAACGCATCCCACACGGTCTGCTGTGGTGCGGCTTGCTGCGGCGAGTTGTCAAAGGACTGCGGAGCTGCTGACGCCGTTGCCTCGGGAGCCGGGGACGCTTCCGGGGACTGAACTACTTCGTCACTCATCTCTTTCCTTTCAAGCGGCTAGGGGGTGCCTGTGGAAAGAGTGCCCGCGTAGTGCGAACGGCAATCCGATTTTCAGTAATCGACGCCGCGCGTCAGCGGCTTACCCCATTCGGAGTTGTAGGTCATGCCGCGAGCCCTGTCGGCGGCTTCCTTTTGCGACTGCATGGTGCGGGCCGCCATGAAGCGATCATGCTGCAGCCGGACGAGCAGGGAGTCCATCTGCATGCGATACTCCTGCTCTTGCCGCCGAGCCTCCCTGGCTTGCGCGACGCGGGAGTCGTTCTCGTCGCCAATTGCGTTCATGGTCTGGTTGGCCATGCCCTGGAGGTGCGCCGCTTGCTGGTATGGATTCAACATCTTGCTACTCCCGTACAGGCTCCTGTTGACTATTGCCCACCGGACCCCACTTGCCCGCCGGGCACTTCTCGCCGGCCCACGACAGCTTGCTGACGAACGCCTTCTCCCTCACGACCGGGCATCCGCACAGCCGGCACGCCCGCCCGTCGAAGTGCTCGCACGCCTGGCAGATGGCGAACCGGGCGTCGATTTGCTCCTGGCTGGCCTGGGGCATCCCGGCGGCAACGTGGGCCGCTGCCGAGGTGGCGAAGTTGGCGGCCTTCTGGGCAATGCTCGGTGCCGCCGTCTTTGGGAAAGCCGGGTGCGTTTCGTCCACGGTCAGTACGTCGCCGGGCGTGACGATGCAGGCGTCGCAGTCGCCGTTCTTTCCGCCAGCCTCGCGGCAGCGTCGATTGAGCCAGTGTTGCGTACAGTATCGCATGTCAGCACGCCGGGGGCGGGTCGGGGTCGAATGTGCCAGCGGTTCCGCTAGACCAGCAGGCATCGTCGTTGAACGTAGCGGTGCCGGTCACATCGCCAGCCATGCTGGCCGTGCCACTGAATGTCGCATCGCCGGTAATGGTGCCATTATGTTCGGAGTCGGTGAACTCGCAGTTGCCGATAATCGCTGCGTTGTTTACGGCCCCATTTTGAAACGTG